TCTTGTACCCCTCTGTCCTCGTAGAAACGTCTGTATATAAAGTGTTCTTTGGTTGTAGGGTTAAGTATTAGAATAACTCTGTTTTGTCTGCCTTGCTGTCTTACACTTAGGTCTATAGTGTCAAACTTTTGCTCGTCTGTTAGTTCCTCTGCCTCATCTACAACCCAAGTCGTAATACCTTGCAGAGATTTAAGGTTTGCTGTTTGATCTCCGCTTGAGGTCTTTATGCCTCTAAAGATTATTTTGCTGCCAGTCTTTTTGTTTATTATTTCGTCTTTAGTTATGTGAAAGTTCTCTGTCATATGCAACTGCTGTAGCTTGTCTAAGAACTCTGGTATGATTGAGATGTAAGCTGAGGTTAGAGTGTACCTTGTAAATAAAATCGTATGTTTAGACTCGTAAGTAAGCATCACTAAAAGGGCATTGATTGAGAATGACTTGCCAGATCCTCTGCCACCGCTAACTATGTAGTACCTACTATCGTTTGATATTATAGGCAGATACTTTTTTTTTACTTTAATCAACGAATTTTATTAAGTCTTTAAAATTGATGTTTAAGCCCTCACTAGAATTGATGTCCATACTTTCTTTAGGCTTTCCGTAACGATAGCTTAAATACGTCTGTAAGGCTCTCATATCCCCTTTTGCTACAAGCTTCCCAAGGGTTTCTATTGCCTCGTCTTTGTCTATTATATTGTCTAGGCGTTCTATTAGTTTTTGCTCTTGTGCCTTTGGCTTCCTACCAGCACCTTGTCTTGCACCGCCTCTGTTTTCTACTTTCATATTTTGAAAAACTTTGATTAATCAAACTAATAATATATAAACAAACTTATTTTTTTTTAAAACATTCTTATTTGTGCTTTGTGCTGCTCTATCCTTTTTATTGCTGCATCGTAATATTCCTTATCTAGCTCACAAGCTGTAAGCTCAAAGCCTAAGTTATGACAAGCAATAGCAATACTGCCGCTGCCTAGATGAGTGTCAAGTATCTTATCTCCTTCCTTTGCGTAATTCATTAAAAGCCATTCATATAATCTTATTGGTTTTTGTGTTGGGTGTATTCTTTTTTCTTTATTTTTCATATCATACTGCAACATACCAGCCCATTTGCATTTATAATTTCTTACGCTTGTTTTAAAATTTGTGTAAGCTAATTCACTGTCTGCAAAATCTGTAGCTCCGTTGTCTTTATTCCATACAATCCAACAACTGCTATTTGGGTTTGGTATGTTTTCAATAAAATAATTAGCCCCCCATATTATTTGATTTTTACTTACTCTTGACAATTCATTAAAGTATTCTTTGTTTGGTGCTTTAATATCCCAATGTTTTTTTTTATAATCTATTTTTTTTGCTAATCCCCCCCCTTTGCCTTGTGATTGTTTGTTTATACTTATCCCATAAGGTGGGTCTACAATAGCTAGGTCGAAGTAATTATCCTCATACCTAGCCATCAGTTCCATATTGTCCTCGTTGGTAATTGTCATCCTAAAAGTATCTCTTGTATTTTGTCTATTTGTTTTACAGAGGCCTTTGGTATTTGTTTTAGTACATATAGTTTAGGATTCCCTATAAGTGCTTTAAATACAAGTTTTATATCTGGGTTGTAAAAACAAATTTGCTCATAGTTTTTTAAGGAGTAAAGTATAGTGGCGTGATGTATCTTATATCCGCAGCGTTCGTAGTCTCTCATTATTTCAGTGAGTCGCATCTTTTTTACTTTGCTCATATATCTATTAGCTACGGATCGCATCTCTATAACTTCCCTTCGTCTTGTTTGTTCAAAGATGTCTATTTGTGTCAAGTCTTTGATTGTGTCTCTAATCGTTTCTAACTTCATAGTTTTTTACCTTGTGTATAATATAGCCGTTTTCTTTTAGCAGTTGTATTGCTTTTTCTATTTTCTCTTGCTCTTGTCTGTAAGTGCAAAATATTTCATTGTGTATTACCATTGTTTCTTGTTATATTTACTTAAAGGCGCTTTGCCTTCTTTTTCAAGTTCTTTTTGTAGGTTGGCTAAGGCTCTCCAACAGACCTTTGCAGAGTGTCTAATACCGTCAGTGTCTATTGTCCCCACTTCCATAAGATGTCTCGTTAAAGCGTCTAGTTCGTCTGAGCTTTTAGATCTGTCCCAATGTAAGGGTTTGTTGGAGTGGTGCTGTTGGTTGCCTATCCAAGAAGTCTTTGCGACCTCTCTTATAGCGTCTGGGAAGTATTGTAAGACTCCGCTAAATACTGGTATCTGTTTTCTCTTCATTCTTTGCTAGAGTTAGTTTGATAGCTTTTATTTGTACATATAATTGAGATACTATGTTCTCAAGTCTTAGTATGCGTTGTATCTGTGTGTATTTCTTTTGTTTCATAGCTCCCCAGTTAAGCAATAATTGTCTAAGTCCGCCCCTTCTATAAAGAACTTGTTATATAAGTCAAGGGCTTTTTGTACTTTCTCCTCGCCTCTGTAGTAAAACTCTTCCGAACAGTTAAATATACCTATATCAAGACTGCCTTTGTCTAATACTAAAAAGTGAAAGTCTTTGTATTCTTTTTTGAACAAATTACAATAAAGATAGCATTGAACGTCATAGCCGTACTTATTAGCACTCCAGCTAAAGTCTTTTATGTTTGTAGTGGTTTTTAGGTCTACGATTCTATTTGTAGCTAAGACATCTGCTTTGCCCCTAAAGGGATAGTCTAAGACATTATCTATAGCTGGTATCTCAAACTCTGCCTTAGTTATTAGTTCTTTTGCGTATTCGTTTCTATAGAACGCATCTACAAGCCTCTCAGCGTCCCCTCTCTCTTTTGCTGTAAATACTCTAGGGTTTTTGGCCTTTGCCTCTCTAAACTTCTTTGTGTTCTTAGATTGTACCTCTACAAACTCTTGGGCAGAAAATACTTCTGGTTCTAATATTGCGGTATGAAACAACCAGCCGTCTCTTAGTGCTTGACTATCTGAACTGCCGTACTGTAAACTAAACTTGTAAGTTTTGGGGCTTGACAATAATAGCTTAAGACTACTGCTGCTAAGTGCTAGTTCGTTTAGTTCCCCATAGTAAAAGGTATCATCGTCCATACGTTTTAGCAGCTCTGCTTTGTCGTAGTATTTGCCGTCTAGTAGTTTGATTTTACTCATCTCTCATCTTTTGGCAGATCATCTCTTCTATCTCGTAAAGCTGTTCTGCTGTCAGAAGGTCGTATATATCTGTGTTCTCTACAAGGATGCTTTCTATATCAGCACTATCAGGACTGCCTGGATGGTCGTAAGTTTCTTTTTCTGGTGCCTCGTAGCTAAAGTCTACAAGTAATTTTACACCGCAATAGTTTATTGTCATAGTTGTTTTAGTTCTTGTTCTAGTTTTAGTATCTGTTTGTTTTTTTCTTGTCTTGTAAGGCTTTCTCTTTTTGTTTGGATCTCTAACTCTGTTTGTAGAAGGTTGTTATATAAACCAATTTGAGTGATAGCCTTAAGGCAGTTTTTTAAGTCCTTGTTGTTTGGTTTTTGTTCTTGCCACTCTAGGAGCTTATCCATAAGAAACGAATACCAGACTAAGTAAGACTGTCTTTGTAGCAAGGTCATTACAGTAAAGCACAATAAATAACTAAGGCGCATAAAAAAGAAAACACTACTACGCTTGTATAAATTATAATGTCTTTTTGTAGCTCTTGTTTTTTAATCTTAGCCTCAAGTTCTTTTTGAGTGTAAACCTCTATTCTATTTTTTCTTGTCTCTATATGAAGACCTGTTTTTGTTTTTTTCATTGTATATTAAAAATAATTGTTCTTATCTCGCTGCCCCTTTTTTCTAGTTCAGCTTTTTTATCTGCGGTTAAAGATCTCTTGCGCTTATCGTAGTACAATATAGCGTCAATGTCTCTTAACTCTTTTCTAAGGTCATCTAATTGCGTCCTCATACGTTCTGAATATAAGTGAGGGCAGTTTGCTCGTTCATTCCGTAAGCCTCTACCATCATTTGAATCCAGGCTTTTTCTGTTTCTGTTAGTTTCATTGTTTTTGTTTTAATTGTGTTTGTAAAGAGTATTTTTGTAATAGTCGCTTAATCTTGTTAATTCTCTTAATTGTGTATTCGATCTTTCAGTTAAAGATAATAAGAGTTGCTCTGTTTCTTCTAATAATCTTTCTTTTGATAGTTTAGATAAAGTTTCTAAACATTCTTGTAATAATTGTTCTTTTGTATTCATTTTGTTTTGTTTTTGTTTTGTTATGTCTTATTGACAATACAAATATACAAATAAATATTTGTTATAAACAAATTATAAACAAACTTTTTTCAAAAAAATTTATTTTACTTCTTAAAATCGGTAAGATTTACTATTGAAGCAAGCCGCTCGTCTAGTAGATAACAAGCTCTTTTATGCTTCTTTTTGCTCCAAAGAGTGGTGTCAGGTAAGTAAAAGTCTATAGGCTCTAAGTCCTTGAGGTTGTTTAGCCAAAATAAATAGTTCCCTTTTGGGTCATTTACAAAATATAAAGCTGTCTTGCCAGTATCTATAAGTTTTTTGAACTTATCTAGCTGTATCATTTTCTTTTGATAGTGTTTGTTTCTAAATTTCATCTCTATTACTACAGCCTTACCTTTAGGGCTGTAGCCCTCAGCATCCCAGCTTTGTGATCCACCCCCAGTATGTTTCAAGTCCCAGCCGTCTAGGTTAAGCAAATGTACTACGGCTTTTTCCCAAAGGTGTATTTCATTGAGTCCCTCTGCGCTAAATATATTGTCCATAAATTTTATCAATGTCTTTTATCCATCCCACTAACTTTTGAGGGTTGCAGTTACAGGGATAGTAAAGTTTGTGATTAAATAGTTCTGAGTGCAAACGGCACAAGAGTTTATATTGTTCTTTTGTGAGGCGGTCTTTTACGTCCTCTTTGAATTTAGCCCACAATATAATATCTTCTTTTACCATAGCTCTATATCGTTCCACTCGTCTCTTCGCTTATCACAGCCGCAATCTTTTTTTAATAGTTTGCTTATCTTTTTTACAATCCAATTTATACCAGTATAATAAGTAATGTAGTAAACAAAGTCCCCTAGTCTCATAAATTGTCTTTTATGTGTTTTAAAGCTGTCCTATATGTATTATATAAACTATAGTAAGAAATTTTAGTCTCTCGACTAAGTGAGGCTACAGACTTCCCACTAGCAACCAATGTAAAAACTTTAGAGTCATACCAGTACATATCTTTTAAAATACCGTCTATTTTGTCTTTGTTCTTAGCGTATTGTACCTCGTCTATAGAAAGGTCATCTATTTGCTTTATTTCTCCTTTTATCTCTTCGATGTAGGTTTTTAGTTCCCTTGCTTGTTTCTTGTGGGTGTTTAAGAATATCCCTCTCAATACTTTATAACAGTAATAAGTATTTATGTCGTCATTGTACCAAAGGTCTAAACCTTTTTGAATGTCGCATATCAACTGCAAGTACATACTCTGGACGATGTCCTCAGCTAGGCTAGGGTTACAGCCAAAGGATCTAACGACTTTTATCCAGTCTTTGTGTTTATCGTAGGCAAGTTGAACAAGTGATTTCATTTATTTTATTTTATAAACCGCAGTAGCCGCTGTCGCATTCGTTAAAGTCATCATCAAATAATTCGGCTTGAGTGTTCCATTTTTTGACATCATTGTAAGACAAGTTTTTATCCTTGTACCAAACATCTTTTGTGTGTTTTATTCGTTCTTGTTCTGCAAACCACTGTATTTTGTTAGGGTGCTTATCCCACATTTTTCTAATAAGTAAAGGGTTTTTGTGAAAACATCCTACACAATTATTCATCCAGGCAAACCTTACTTGTTTGTCTTTCCAAAACATTTCTATTTGATCTTTAAAAATATTATCTTCTATCAAAGGAAATACTGGTTTTTGCCATTCAATTAAACCCCATTTGTTTTGAGTTTTGCGCTTTCCTATTATAGCTTTAATTTCTAAAAAACCGTTTTGGTTTGTTTTATCTTTCATTCTTTTGGCTCTGCCTTGCTCATTGGCTCTGAATCCTATTCTCATATTAACAGGGCTGTTTATTGTTTTTCTCCACCATTCAAATATTGGGTCTAGTTTCATTTGTGTAGTGCAATATCTTCTTAATGGGTCTGGAAGTGTACCAGCTGTTTTAAGAACATCATCAAATGTTTTACCAGTAACCCAAGTTATCTCTCTGCCTATAAACTGCTCAAGGTCTAGCATTGTATGTATTATAACGTCATCCTCTAAAGTGCCTATAAACTCTGTGCCTATTTTATCTGAAACAACTTGTCTAAGCTTTTTGTCTGGGTACATACAGTTTTTGTCGCTTGTTCTAACTAAAGAAAAAACGTCAAAGTCTGCTGGATAATTAGCAGCTATGTAGCTGGATGTTTTGCCACCGCTAAGACTGTTAACCGTTTTCATTTGAAGTCTTTTAAGGGGTCGTATATATGTCCAACAATATAAGGGAGTCCAAACTCATTAACGCTAAAGCTAAAAGTATCAAAAGCATAGCCTCTTGACCTTTTACATTTTACCGTACTGTTGTTTGAGTGTACGGAGTTTTGTTCTATTTGTATGCAAGTCTCACATTTTTTCTCTAGGAAGCTGCCTAGGTGTCCTG